GCTGGACTTGCATTACTGTAATCTATACTCTCACCTAATCCAGCACCACCAGTTAAACCACTACCATTGGTTCTTGTATTCCATTCTCCACCTAAACCTGATGGATCACTCGGTCTTGGATCAGATAATGTTCTGTTCTTCTTTACTTTTTCTTTGTCTTTGGAGAAGTTGCTTTCTTTGGGGCTTGGTCTCCAGCTGACTTTGGGCTGGCTTTCTTCGTAGGTGCGGAACGTGTAGCCGCCCGTTTTTTTGGTGCCGTCCCACTTGATGGTGTCACCGGCTGGATCGTTGGCTCGGTTGTCGGCTGGGATGTCGCTTGGTCGCTCTGCTCTTCCAACTTTGGTTTTCTGAATAAATCGATTAGTGCTTTTAACATTTTTTTCTTCCTTATATAAGTCAAAATTCATAACCATTGGTTTATTATTTCTATGTAACCAATCATTAACGGTTTCATTTACCGATTTGCGATCCAAGAAGGATTCCGTCATTTGGTAAATTTCATGTATGTCACCATCTTTACTATCTATGTCGCCTGTATTATCAAAGGAAACAAAATTTGTGAACATCTCATTGAAATATTTAGTGTTTTCTTGCGCTTTCAACCATTTATCTTGGCGTACAGATTCTACCATCATTCTAGACAATAGTGTGTTCCGTTCTTTACTGGCTTGATTGGTGGTATTGACAAACACCATTAGGGTTTCATAACCCAATTCTTCTAGTTCTTCTCTTACATAAGAGAGTTTTTCTCTATCATCGGCAGGACCATTAATGATCAATGGACCACGATTACGAATGGCTTCTCTACGAAAATCACTGGTTTTCTCTGATAACTTTTGTTTATCACCAAGGTAATCTCTGGCCTGTATCAGATTCAATTCAACGATACGAGCTTCAGCAATGGCTTCACGAATGATAATATCTTTACCTGAACCAGGTCCACCAGTTACAAAGATTGCTTTAAAATGACCACGGGAAGTATCTTCATGTAGACCCATACCTTTACGAGTATCATGCATTAATTCTTTTGAGTGCTTATCTGAAACATGAGAAGGAACACCCTTACGAAACTCTTTATGGTTGCCTGTGGAAGCGTGTTGGCGCATCTTAGTACCAGACATACCTTCTGAACCTTCGGCATCCGGATCACGGTGACCAGCAGAATGTACAGTAATCTTTTTAAAGTTATACAAAGCACCTTTATGTGTACCATTGTATTTGTTTAACTTTTCTTTCATTTCTTTAACACGGTCAGAACCAACAACCATATGTAAATGAGTTACACCGGATTTATGTAATTCGGTTGCATGGTGTAAAAATGTTGGATGTTCTTTAGAGGAAGTTTTGAAGTTTGTTCCTGGTGAATATCTTTGCAGGTGCTTCAATTTTTGTGCACCACTTAAAGGATTCTTTTTAGCGTCTTGTGAATGGGAAGCAACAACTGTGTGACCAGCATTGTGTTCTTTTGCTACCTCTTTTACTTTATCAATTAACTTTAAATGGCCGGTTGTGGGAGGATTCATGCGACCAAAGGTCATAACATGGTGGTTTTCACCTTGTTTGGTTTCTTCGACTAGTTCTAAGAATGATTTCATTTACGAACTTTTAAAAGATTCTGTTTAGCAAACTCAGCACGGTTAACCAATTTAGTTGGCTGATTATCGTGATGAACTACGAAACCTTCGGGTTTGGACTTCTTACCTTCAATGTGGTGTTGGTAGTGTCCTTCATGTGTTTCTAATGATTTAACTAAAGCATTTTTTGCTTGGTGTAAATGATGGTGCATTGAGAATAAGTTGCTATAATGTTCTTTGTGTTTTTCAACATGAGCAATTTGTTTTTTACCTTCGCCAGTTTTTTCAGCCTTAGATTTTTCAGTTGAAACTTTGGCAGCCAGCTTTTCGTGTATATTGTGTAAATGTTTTTTAAAACCCTCGACACTTGGCACTTCATCATGTCTTACAGTATGGTTTATGTATGTTGATAGGTGGCCATGTTCACCGCTATGTTTTGGATGAATTGCGTTATACATTTTGTGACCGTGAGTATCGTGAATTTCTTTTGCTGCAGCCATGTGTTTATGAAATTCTTTTTTGTTGGCTTCAGAATGTTGTACTTTACTGGTATCATGTTCTGCGCCATGAATATGGACATCCGGATGTTGTTTAAATTTACTCACATCTACATGAGGCGAAGCATGCTTCATGTCATCACTATACTGGTGGTGAACCACTACACCAACTTTAGATTTTTTAATCTTTTTTGCCTCATCACCGTGAGCAGTATAGGTAATTGTGTTCGGTGTAAATGATACTTTACCTTCTTTAGCTTCTACGATGTAACCTTCATTTAACTTACCACTATCTTGGTGGTGCATTAAATCGCCTTGATAAACACCGTGTTTAGGTGTTACTTTTGGTAAATGTTTAAGTGCGTGTTTGAGTGCTCTGGCTAAACCAGGAGCGTGACCGTGGTTTCTTTCAATATCTTTTTCTGTGTGATTAATCTTTGGATTCTTGTTAAAGGCAGATTTGGTCGCCACAAAGAATTTACCATTCTTAGGATGATGGCCAAATACAATCGATGGAGAACCATCATACTTCATTGTCAGATTTGTATTCTTGTGGCCGCCGGTCATGTGAGCATGGGCTTTCATTAGAGCTTCATGAGCATGTTCAAAACCAGCATGGCCGTGCATCAGAGGTCTATCTTCGGCATGATGGATATGCTTGAGTTCGGAACTTTTTTCCGTTTCTTCCGTTAGGAATGATCTAAATGATAACATTGAATTTCCTCTTGATTTGCAACACACTTTGGTTGCCGATTTGCTTATTTATACAACTTTTAAACTTTTGGAGCCAATTCTAGAAAGATTCGGTTCGATACATAGTGTCGTTTTTATTGGCTTTTTTCACCAACAATCATAAATGAATCGTTTAAATCACGGTCGGAGTAGAATATATTGGTGTAACCTCTAGATTCCATATAATCTTTGATGATTCCTGCTGAGAACATATGAATGTGTTTTCTATTATTCCATGGTCTCCAGTATTCTTGGGCATAGTGTGGTAGATATAGAAACAGAACTCCACCATTCTTTAGATTTGCTGTCCAATAATCGAGTGCTGTAACCCAATCAGGAAGATGTTCCAAACAATGGCTAGAATAAACATAGTCTAAATCTGTGTATTCAAAATTATATGCTGTATTACCATCGTTGAAATTCAAATCGATACCGATGGCACCAGGAAAACACCACTCTTGTCTATTGCATCCAACATCTACACCATAACCTTTACAGAAGTGTTTGGCATAAGCAATAGCAAACTGTGAGGCATTACCTTCAGCTTGAAAGTGTGGATATGTTTTTTTGTTATAGTTTAAAATATTCATTTAGTTTAGCCAGTTCAAAGTCGTTAAGATACATCAATTTAGAATTACGATTACCGTAAAAATGTTTTTCAAATGAATAAGTTATTGGCTTATTATCCCAATTACGAATATCATCACCCCACAATACCACTTGTTGTTTGTTCAACAAGTCAGCAACACCAGAAATACCAGTAAATGTGGAAACAAATGGATGTTTGCTATTTTTAATAATATAGGCATTTCTCATCAGACTATCATTATAATCTAAAAATTTGATTCCGTCAAGATGTGATAGTGTCCAAGACGATCTTCTACCATCTATATTTGGACCACTCCATCGATCACCACCATACACATCATTACCAACATCAAAACCTAAATCTTCCACTTTCAATACGAAATCATCATCCACTTCAAAAACAATTCGGTAATTGTCATTGATCCAATTTTCATAACGGCAAGTTTCAATTGGTCTATCTGAATCTTCTTTATCTTCTCTTGTCCAAGAGCTCATTTTAATAATGTCATCACCATATAAGAACACTTCATCATCAAATTCGACCGATGAGAATATATCTTGATACATTAGAAATTCTTTGATGCCATTAAACTTTTTCATTTCACCACGAATAATGAAATCTATTTTACCAATACTTTTAGATAGACCAGATAATACGGGTAAACTATTTACAAAGTCGCCAAGATTGGCGGTACAATCAATTTGAACTTTCATTAAAATCCTTAAAAGCAATAAACCAATCAGATTCAGATACTCTATGTAGTTCAAATAAATCTGGTGATGATAGGTACGACATTAACAATAAAGTTTGGTCGTCATCGATTAAATTATTATCCAATAGTTCTGTAGTGTTGTGGTGTACTAGATGTTCCAACTTAGGCCACATATCTTTACCGGCAACAATACAAGGACCTGTAATGTGGACATTGTTATCAACAATAACATCTTGTATGAATGTTCCTTCTTTCCAATCTTTGATATTGAAGAAATGGATCTTATCTTTATTGAATGGATATCTCCAATGTTTAACGCCATTGAGTGTAGATTCATCACGACAGTAACCAAAGTCCAACCAAGCAACCAAATCTGTATTGATTAGATTGGATTGAATGGCTCTGTTTACAAATGATGATTTCAATAGATTCACTAAAACATAATCAGCATTCCAATATTCTGGATTGCGTACTTGTGTTGGATTTATTTTGCTTTGATAGTTTTCATCTTTTTGTACTTTAGAGATTGATGTTCTCAATTCATTAAAGTTACTTTTGAAATCAACTATCAAAATATCTAGTGGTCGGTCTTGTCGTAAAAATTTAACCTCGTCTGCCAAATCTTTTGTTGTATAAACAACCATATTATTTTCCAACTTGGCCATATGGCCAAATCGTTCAAGATATGTCTTGGTTGTTCTCTGTAAGTAATGAGGCAGACCCTTATCTGGCGTCCAATCACCACGACCAATATCAAAGAAAGCAGTAACTATGGTTATATCGTTCATTTTAACCAACGATTATTTTCCAATGTCCATTCAACCACTTCTTTAATTCTTTCACGGAAAGAAATCTTTGGTTCCCATCCTAATGATTTCATGTATTCACCAGATAAAGCATATCGTAAATCGTGTCCTGGTCTTGCAGAATGAAAATCATTTAATTCATAATTCAATTCTTTACCTTGTACTTTAGCAATTAATTTAGCCAATTCGAGGTTATCAATCTCTTCAGGTCCAACCAAATTAAACTTAGGACACTTTGCACCACCATAATCATAATCAGATAATTGTTCTTCTTTTAAACCCAACACAAACAATAAACCATCAGCTACATCTTTTGCATGAATGTAATGGCGAGAACCTGGAATTGTTTTGGTTGGATCGGAATGTATGGTGATTGTACCACCATCACGAATCTTACGAATACACATTGGAATATATTTCTCCGGATGTTGTCTTTCACCAAACACATTCATTGTGTGTGTAATATAGATTGGCATCTTATAGGTGTTTTCAAATGCAACACAAATCTCTTCTGCTGCAGCCTTAGATGCTGAATACGGATTGGTTGAGTTGTATCGGTCACGTTCTTTATAGTTAACACCTTTTGGTGCTGGACCAAATACCTCATCTGTTGAGAAGTATACAAATCTTTCTAAATTAGGAAGTGTTCTTGCATACTGCAGTACATTTGCCGTACCAATTACATTATCTTGAATAAATTCCATTGGAAATTCAATGGATCGGTCCACATGAGAACCTGCGGCCAAATGCAAAATAATATTTACATCACCTAGTAGTCCAACAATTTGTGGATTAAGTTCTGCTCGCAAGTCGTGATATACGATTTCAATCCTCTTACGAACTTCTGGTGCAGTATCTTTTAATAAATCAGCAAGGCGATTTAAATTACCTGAATAATCTAGTCGGTCAAGAGTTACAATTTCCCAATCAGTTTCTTTTAATATTTTGTCAACCACATGGTGGGCAATAAATCCGGCACCGCCGGTCAATAGTACTCTCTTACTCATAATTAACTCCTGTAAATAAACATTTGTGATTCATCATCTTGGCCAAACTTCTTCTCGACAAACTTTTTAATCTCCGGTACACGATCATATTGATGTACTATAGGAAATATTCTTCCATCTAGTGGTGGTATTTTAACCAATCCATTTTCCCAAATTGGTTCACTAAACAATAAATTTGGTTTGAACTTTTCAATTTTGGATGGATCCATAACTGTGCCGAGTTCACAAGCCCAATCATGTGTATATGTAACAACATCTTTAAATGGTAGTGTATTGATTAATACATTGAATACAGCTTGGTCACAAATAGGAATTGGCCGGTTGATTGCGTTGGTAAAGATATTGAACACCATATCTTTTACATATTCTGAAGTGCCACCAAATGTTCCAACATTAAAAATTTCATTATTTTTAAACTGTTGATAGATATACGGACCATAAGATTGTAGTAAGTTTTCATTACCCCAAGCTTCGTCTTTATATCTTAAACCTTCTGAAGCAACCACAAGTTTATGTCCAATTAACTTCTCAAATGGGTCACATTGAAAATACACATCTTTAACATCTGTGGTAATCACATACTCATATTTTTGCCAATGTTTGTAAAGATAATCATAGATTGAATGAAAGCGTAACACATGAATTGGTATGCGTATACCTTCAACTCCCAACATAGGAACAATAATGACACCTTGTGATTCTAACCAATCTAGAGTTTCATCAGATGCGTTACCATAAACTAGAACAATATCACAATCATTATCATCGCCCGAATGTACCTTTGCTGATAATACCCAAGGTCTTAACTGGTTAGCGTTATAGTTTGTGAACCCACCGATGATGAGATTTTTTGCCACGGGAACTCTCCATTATATTTTTTATTCATTACTGCAT